CTGCAGCGCCCCTCCGTAGACGACGGTTTTGTTGTTGTTGGAATCGAGGTGGAGGATTGGACCGGTTCCGGCTCCATCCTCCGTGTTGATGACGACGTCTCCCTTGCTCTGCAGGATCGCCCGACCGTTCGCGGCGTCGTATGACAGATGAACGTCGTTGGGCGACGTGCCAACTGAGACACTTCCGCTCAGGACGATGCTTGTCCCGTTGATAGTCCCGGTGAACGTGTCGCCGGCCTTCAGCGCGTACGCGGAAAGATCCGGTTCCGGAATGTCCGTCCATCCGGTCTGACCGGTTCCGGCGTTCAGAAGGATCAGAGCCTGGTTGACCACGCCGACGGTGTTCGGCGCGATGAGCGGCCGGGCGTCGCCTGGCTCCATCCCTTGCATCGGCGTCATCTATCGGCCCCCGGCGACGTGAAGTTCGGGCGTCGGCGCCAGAGTCGGCTGCGGATCATCGCGGCCGAAAAGTTTGTCCTCGATTCGTTCGACCGATCGATCGATCCGGTCGACTCGAGTCACGACGCAACCCATTTGGAAGATGACATAGGCGGACGTCGACGCAGCGCCGCCAAAAGCGACCGCGGCTCCGACAATCGCTTCTTTCGTCCAGCCTTTGAACATGGTTCGCAGACGCTACGCCGCCGGCGGAAATCCCGTCGACCGGGGATAACCGCCGGGGAGTTTTCAGGCGGCCGGCGCTTCCGGTTCCGCCGGCGGAACGAAATGCAACGTGCGGTCCGTCCGGAACTGGCCGCAATCGACGCACTCGACGCGGTGCATCACGATCAGGTTGAACGGGCAATCGCCGTGAAACTGAATCGTCGGTTGCGGTAGCTCGGTCATTTTGTCGTGAACCTTTCGGCGCGTGGACTTGCAGGCGGGGCATCGCGAGGGGATCCCCAAGCCTTTCCCGTAGTCTCGATTCGGGCCGCGGACTTTCGGCGGTGCGGGTTTTGCGGGCCGGTTCATAGGTAGGAAACCCTTTCGCGTTGGCGCTTCTTCGGCGCGTTGACGGATCCGCCTGGGGCGGCGAGTCGGACGCCGCACACTGAGGCGGCGACAGCAGCTCCGACGATGCAATCGAAATAGTGGTTTTGACGGGCGGGGATCTTTCGCCACACGTCGACGCGGCGGTTCCCGGTGACTGGCTCCGGCAGTTCGCTCGTCAAATGCTCGGACAGGAAGTCGTGCCGATCCTTCGCGTCGACGCCGTAGAACGACAGCGATCCCGGATCCCCGCGGTCGGTGAGAAGCCGGCGGGCGGTGAAAGACTTCCAGTGGTAAGTATCGAAAATCAGGTGCATTCCGGACCGTGAACGGCCGCGGATCAGCCATTCGTCGGGGGAAATGTGTTCGCCTGGCTTCGCGCGGTAGGCGGAAATCGGAACCTGATTCGCGTCGCAGGTCCGGCCGAACGACGGCATGAGAACGGTTCGGTGTTTCGACTCACGAATCGCCCGCCGGACAACGGCCGAATTGAATCCGCAGTCGATCAGGCAGCGTGTGAGCCGGAGTTTGACGCCGTCCTCGCGCTCGTAATCGGCGTCCGCGAGCTGCTCGGATAACGCCTGCAGGCCGGCGTAAATCGCCCCGTCGGGGCCGCGGCTCGGATAGTTCTCCTGCAGGGTGGGCCGGAAGTTCTTCTCGGTGAAATGGGCCCGGGGCGATTTCGGGAACGTGCCGTAGTCGATGACGGTCCCGGTGAAGTCGGGTTCCCACGCGCAGAGCATCCAGTAAAGGACTTTTTGGTGGACGTCGATGAAGCCTGTGACGTGCTGCGTCCCCTGGGGGAGAATGAGACGCTTGAAGCCGGAGATTTTCCGGGACAGCTTCGCGGCCTCGAGCTGCAGGCCGTCGCCCTCGCCTGGGGGGAGTGGATCGTTGTTGTATTCCGTGGCGAACCCTTCCGGGCCCATCTGGAAAAACAGGTTCATCGCGTGTTGGACCGGGCCCAATTCGTCGGCGTCGAATCGGTGCGGGTTCCCGACGACGGCGCCATCGTCCATCGCCTCGCGGTTCGCCTTATAGAATCGGGTCGCCCGCTTGTACGGTTCCTCGCAATCGTCGTTGCGCAGATCTTCGCGGACGATCTCGAAGTATTGCTCCCAAAGCTCGAGGGCGGCTTTCGAGGGGAACGTCGGGAGCATCTTGCCGCGGCGTGACTTCCATTCCGGGTGGCGGTTCTTGTCGAGCAAACGGTCGGCGAGGTCGCCCGCTTCAATGACGGTGCAGGCGCAGAGGGCGGACATGCGTTTGCCCTGGGGAGCGCAACCGAGAAGGTCGGCGGTCAGGATCTTCTCGCGGGTGTTGGTCTGATCGGGGGACGCTGCGGACTCGCGGGTTTGCGGGTCGTCGATCAGAACAAGCGACGGCCGGAGAACCTTCCCGCCTTTCTGCAGGTGCTTGGCTCCGCGGGTGGCGCTCATCAGTCCGCAAGAGGCGATGATCGCTCCGCTCGAGGGCGAACCGGGGATCGTCGGCAGGATCAGTTTGCGGCGGGTGAACCGGATCGCGGTTCTCAGGCCGTTGACCGTCTGACCTTTCGCCCGGTTGTGGATCCCTCCAAGAGCGCGGATCGCAAAGCAGACTTCCGGGAAATCTTCGTTGAGCCGCTCATTGGTCTCGAGCGTGGTCACGAGGTCGGCGAGCGCGTCGTTTCCCTTCTCGTCGGTCGCGTGAACCAGCATCGAAAACGCGTGGTATCCGTACAGGGTCGCCCACACGAGCGCCCGTTCGGCGCGGACGGACTTTCCGTCGCCGCGGGGCTCCGCGAACGCCTGCAGGCTCCCCTGCAAAACGGTTGTCTGGATCCCCTTGATCTCGGCTTCCTGGTCGGGCGAGAACGGCCGGAAGAACACGTCGGGGAAATACTCGAGATAAAACGCCTTCAGGTCGCGCCGGCATCGCTCGCGGCGTTCCGGATTGACGACGGGAGGGACCGGGCCGATCTCGCGGGCGGCCGACGATTGTTTCCTCGAGCGGTCCGCCATCCGTTGACGGTGGCGATCGCCGGCGTCGGCGGCTTTGACCTGGGCCGCGTTGTTTTGCGATCGGGCGCGAGCGGAAACGATCACGTCGCGCAGCGTGGCGAGCTGGGCTTTCGTGGCCGTCGCCTGCAGTCGTTCGATATCGAACCCGGTCCCTGCCCGTTCGGCCGCCTTCTCGAGCGCTTTAGTTTGCGCTGGGTTTGCGGCTTCGCGCAGTGCGGTCCAGAACGCGGAGAACGTCCGCGAAGGGGTCGCCCGTTTTGGTTTCGCCATCCGTGGCGGTATCCAGTTCCGTCAGCAGCTTCCGAATCAACGGAACAAGCTGCATCTGTGCGCGGAATTCCGGGGCGGGCTCCTGCTTTCGCAAGACTCCCTTGTCGTCCCGGATCTCGCTGATTTGCCCGTTTTTATTGAGTGAGTCCGTCACGCGAACGAACTGCAGAAACAACTGCGCGGCCTGGGCCGCGGCTGACTCTCCGCGAAACTCTTTCGAGACCTCGAGGGTCTCGACGATCGCATCCCAAAACGGCCGCGCGTCTTTCGTCAGCCAATCAGGGGGTTCCCGCTTCATGCCGGCGGCTGTAAGACCTTTTCCGCGGGCTCGTCTAGTCGATCTTCCGGCGGAAGTTCGTCGGCGAACTTTTTGAGGACATCGGCGACGACGTCTTTCAGGTGTCGCCGGCGGGCGGCGGCGTGGCGATCCAAACGGAGCATCGTCGCGATCGGGAGAGTGATCGTGTACGGCTTCCGGGTTTTTGGGGTGACTGCTGTTGACGGCTGCATGACCTTGGCGCTCCAGTGGGTTTCGCATGACCGGGGGCCGGCAGGGATGCTGCCTCTACAAGCGGGCCCGCACGGATGGCAAACGGGAACGCCTGTCTTTTCACGCATGACGCGTGCCGCTGAATGAACCTCCAGGACGGGGATTTATTGGCCTGCTACGGCGGTGATCGCGCGGCTCGCGCAATCTCCGTTGTCACGGCGTCGGTTTTCGCGCCGCGTGGTCTGCGTCTCGGTCCCTCTCACGTCGGGATCGTTCTCGGTTCCTACCTCTACGAATCGACAACGCTTTGCGATGAGCCCTGCGTTGTGGCTGGCCGCCGCGTTTCCGGTGTGCAGGCCCACTATCCGAAATCGCGGATCGATTCCTACGTCAATGGTGGTGGCCGCGTCCAGACTTATCGTCTGACGGATCCTTGGCGGCTCTCGCCGGCGAGTTTGCGGCATTTGTGGGCGATCGTCGATGTGATGATCGCGCAGGGGACGCCTTACGACACGCCCGGGGCTGCTCTTTCGGGGGCTCGACTCTATCAGCGGTCGCGGAAGTTTCCGGCGGCCGATTTCCGGCGGTTCTTCTGCTCTGAATTGGTCGCCTTGCTGCTGCAGGTGTCCGGCCGGCTCGACGTCGAGAATCCAACCCGGTTCAACCCGGGGAAGCTGTTGCGGCGGCTCGTGTCGACGGGTGTCTATCAGCTCGTGGGTGAAAGGGCTTCTCGATGACGCCGTCTCTGAGTCGATTCCGCCGGCGGGCGGCTGATGAACTGATCATTTTCGCCGTGCTGGCGCTGGCTCTGACGCTCGCGAAAGGCGTCGTCTCCGTGGGTGGGAGCGTGTTCGCTGGCGACGGCCGGGTTTGCCTGGACGTCTGGTCGCCCGGCGACTGCATCCGATGCGAGGCGTTCGCCGATTGCTTGAAGCGGGATCCGCAGTTTCGGGCGGCGCTCGAGGCGAAATTCGTCGTCAACGGGCCGGTTTTGGTCGGCAAACATCATTCACACGCCCGGAACCGTGGCGTTCTCGAGGGGCCGTTTCCGGTGTTCGACCGGGGCCCACAATTCCCGCTCGTGTTCGGATTCGAGTCGCGCGAGAAACTGCTGATCGCCCTCGGCTGTATTCCGGGACGGAATATCGCACCGGTACCAGCTCCGGCGCCGTTGCCGCTGCCGCCGGCGGTGAATCTGGTACCAGAACAGTCCGGCGAGTTCGCAAAGCAGCTCGAGGCACTCCGGAAACGGCTCGATGAAGGGCTTTCCGAAACCGTCGACGCGACGCCGATTGTCGACGCGCTCGACAAGCGGGTCGGCGAGCGCCTGGCCGCCGGCTCGAAAGACCAGCTCGAGCGGATCCTTGCCGAACTGCGGGCGTCTGAAACCCGGAATCGCGGCTCGGTCGGTTCCGTTCTCGAGAAGATCGAACGGATCGAACGGCTACCGCCGGCGATCGTCTCGCTCGCGCCGCCGGCCAAAGTGCCGGCCGTGATCAAGCCGGAGGAACTGAGCGTCAAACTGTTCGGTTTCTCGCTTTCAATGGTTCAGTTCCTCGCCGGCATCGGTCTGACCGGCGCCGGCGGCGTGGGCGTTCCGCTCCTGGCCGCGAAGGCGATCGCGTTTTTGTGGCGACGCCGGCGGGAACGGAAGGCGGCCGGCGGATCCTCGCCGACGGGATCTTCCGCGAACGCCGGCGACGTCCCTCGAGGGAAGGGCTACGGGATCCCGGTCGCGATCGACTCGCCGATCCCTGATCCGCTCGTGTTGACCGAAAAGCATTATCAGGCCGTGGAAGTCGACACGCACCGAAAGGCGTTCGATTGGGCCTGCGATGAAGTCGTCCGTAAACAGCCCGGGGCGGTCGACCTGCTCTCTCAACTCCGGGGATTGATCCAGCAAGCTCTGCCAGTGAAGGGGAAGAAATGATTTCAGGCCACGACGCGTTCCTCCATTACAACGTGGGCGATTGGGAAAACTACGGGCTCGCCATCCCGAATTTCGGGAACGATCCCGACTCCCAAAACTCGACGGTTCGCTACCTCGTCGAAGTGACCGGCCGCAACCTGCAGGCCGTCATGTGGCAACCGGACGCGATGTTGCGATCGGTCCCGACGATCAACACGCTGACGCGCCTGCACAAGCTCTGCACGCGGGCCCGGTCGATCCTGTCTTCCCGGGCGGTTCCGCCTGGGAAACTGAACATGGAATCGGCACACGCCATTCCGGCCCGCGAGGACTTCCTCGTCTTCCCGGTTCCTTATTTCAAGGTGCGGAACGGCTGGCTGAAGGAATACGCCGGCCTTGTCCTGACCGGCCTCACGGATGCGATGCAGCATCAGGAGAACGCGCGGCCGCTCGAGATTTCGACGGACTTCGCGTCGGCGTTCGGCCAGTATTTCCAGCGGATCTATATCCGGATGTGCGTCGAGCTGCTGCGGATTCCGCAGGCCGACGCGGAACAGCCCGATTTCACGCTCACTCAAGAGCAACTGTCGGCCTACAACCCGTCGCTCTACTTCACGTCGACCGAACTGATCGACACGGTTCCGCGCGAGTTTGATCGGCCGACGGAAGACGATCTCGAGGTTCTGACGAACGGAATCCCCTGCTCTGTGCTGCCGAAGCTCAACCGCTATCCGGCCGGGAATTCGATGGTCGGTTCGGCCTCGAGCGGCTCGACGGCCGTGAAGGCGGCCGGCGACGGAGCTCGGTTCTTCGCTCCCCCTGGCGTTTGATTTCTTCCCTGGGCGCGCCGCGGCGGCGAGGGCTACGTCGCCGCGGCTCTTTTGATTCGAACGCCGTCACGGATGACGGCGGCTCCTGCAGGATGCGGATTCGATGGTTCCTCAACCCGGCGTGTGTCTCGATGCGGTCGTCGTCGACGTGATCGACGGCGACACGGTCCGCGTCGAAGTGAAACGGACGTTCGACGTTCGTCTCCTCGATTGCTGGTGTCCGGAGTCGCGCACGAAAGACGACGCCGAAAAGGCTCGAGGGCTCGCCGCGAAAGAGCGGACGAAAGCCCTCGTCGGCGGTCGCCTTGTTCGGGTTCTGATTCCCGCCGGCGATCCGACTCGGCTCCTCGACGTCACGACGTTCGGCCGGGTTCTCGGCCGGATCTTCGTCGACGGGAAGAACCTCGCGCAGCAGCTCGTCAAAGAAGGGCTCGCCGCGGTCTCGAAAGAGGATCAGGCGGCGATCTTCGGAAAGGGTCGTTACGACAAATGATCAAGGTTTCTCCGTTCCGGACGTCGCGGGATATCGCCCGGTCGGCCGGCATCAACCGGATCGAAACGGTCGGCCAACAAATCGCCGTTGCGCAGCTCGTTTTGTTGAGCGCGACGGCGCCGGCGATCGCTCGCCGGCAACTCTCCGCAGCGTTCGAAGGATCCGCGCAGCCGCGGACCGTCGATCGTGAGTGTCCCGGGTGCGGGGCCGCGGTCCCCGACGGCCGCCCTGGTCGTCGCTGTCAGTCCTGTCGATAGGGTCATCCGTGAAAGCTCGTCTCATTCGCTGGTTTCTGACGGCCGTTCATTACTTCATCCGGGCTCGCCTCGAGCGGATCCTTTGCGAAGCGGCGGCCGACGGGATCATCACGAAAGGCGACGTCGCCGAATTGTCGAACCGCCTGGATCCCGCGTGCCGGGCTCCGCGGCTCGTGTTCCGCCGGCTCTCCCCGGAAGAACTTCGGGGCCTCTTGAACTTTCCGCCGAAGAAGTTGGGGCCAAAATGAGTTCGCCAGATGACGCGGGGCCCATCGTCCCGCGTCCCGAATGTCGATTCCCTCGAGCGGTCGATTCCGATGCGCAGCTCTCCGACGCTGTCGCGTGGGTCGCCTGGGCTAATGCTGAGGCCGAAGCGATCGACGCCGACGCGGAAAGGCGTTGCCAGACCATCAAGGCGGCGGCGGCCCGGCGTATCGCAAAATTGCGATCGGCCCGGATCGACAATGCGGGCCTCCAGATTGATCGCTACGTCGTCCGGAATCGCCGGCGGCTCCTGGCCGACGGGAAGACGCTACGTCTCGCCGGCGGCGTGGTGCAGGTCCGCAGGGGCAACGAAGCGGTGGCGATCGTCGGCAAGGAATCGGAATCCGAAGTCGTCGACCGCATCGCGCAGGCAACGGGGGCCGATCGTGCGATTGCTGAAGCCCTCGAGGGCGCCGGCGCGGCGACCTGGCTCCGGGTGTCGCTGGCGCTCAATCGGGAACGAATCAAACGCGACGTGGGAAACGGTGTGATCGACTCAAGCGCCCTCGCTACGCATCGACTGAAAATCGAGCGGCCCGAATCGATCCGCGTTTCCCGCGCCGCGTGAAAACTCCGCGGCGGTTATCCGGCGTCGGCTCGAGGCGGGCCGCTCCGTAGTCTCCGCGAATCATGGCCGCCCAAACGCTCGACGAACGCATCGCCGAAATCGAATCGCAGATCGATTCAGGCGTGACGACGTTCACCGCGGACGGCGTCACGACGACGGTCGATCTCGAGTTTCTCAAGTCGCGGTTGTCGGAACTGAAGGCGGAAAAGGCGGGCAGAACGGACCGGGCTCCGTTCGTCTCTCTGAACCTGGGCAGCGCTTGGTAATGGCGACGCGGAAAATGACGCCGACGGCGAAACGTCGGTCGAAAGCAGCGGGGGCCAGTGGCTCGCGCGCTCTCGGCTATGACGCCGCCGAAACGTCGAAGCGTCGCAAAGCGCCTTGTTCGACGATCACGTCCGAAGATGCCGTCGTCACGTCGAAGAAACGCGACACGCTCGTCGGCGGGGCTCGCGATGTCGCCCGCAATTTCGCAATCGCCGCGTGGGCCATCCGGCGACACCTGGATTACGTCGTCTCACACAAGCTGCACTGCCGCACGGGCAATGCGGAGTTCGACGTCGAGTTCCAGAAATGGTTCGTCCGGATCACGTCGGCGGACGTGTTCGACGTGGCCGGCCGGCATCCGTTCGACCGCTATTTGCGGCTGATGGAAGCCGCGAAAGTCGTCGGCGGCGACCTGGGGAACCTGTTCCTTCAGACCGGTCATTTGCAGGCGATCGAAAGCGATCTGATCCGGGATCCGGAAGACAAGCGGGACGACACGATTCACGGCGTCCGGACGGACATCGCCGGGCGTGCAATCGCCTATCACGTTCGGCCGCGGGGCCGGAACGGCAAGGGCTACGGCGACGGGCGATGGATCCCGGCCGATAGCTTCTTTCTGCACGCGCAATTTGACCGCTTCGATCAATACCGCGGCATCGCTCCGATCGTGTCGGGCCTGAACAGCCTGCGCGACCTCTACGAAGGGTTCGACTATGGGCTCGCGAAGCTGAAAGTCGAGCAGCTCTTTTGCATGGCGATCTTCCGTAAGGAAGGCGTCGAGCTGCCTGGAACAGAGACGGAAAGCGCGGAGCGCGGCAAATACAAGGTCGACATGGGGAACGGTCCGGTTCTCCTCGACCTGGATCCTGGCGACGACGCCAAGTTCCTTAAGAGCGATTCGCCTGGGGCCAATACCCGGGAGTTCCTCGCGGCTGTGGCGATGGTGGCGCTCAAGGCGCTCGACATCCCTTACAGCTTTTTCGATGAGTCGTTCACCAACTTCTATGGCTCGGTGGGAGCGTGGCGGCATTACGACCGCTCTTGCGTCAGCAAACGCAGCGACATTCAGGCGTTTCTCAATTGGTGGATGGTCAAGCGGGTTGCCCTGGGGATCGTCCGCGGAGAGCTGCGGATTCCGGCCGGTCTCACGCTCGCAAATCCGTGGTGGGAGTTCGTCCCGTCGGGCATGCCGTGGTGGGATCCCTCGAAAGAAATCAACGCGGATCTCCAACGGGTGATGGCCGGTTGGGGCACTCCGCAGCAAATCGCGAAGGAACGCGGCGTCGGCGATTGGTTCCAGAACATTGAAGAAACGGGCCGGGCCCTCGAGTTCGCGAGAACGAAAGGCGTTTCCGTCTCATTCGCTCCGCAGGCTCCGGCCGCGCCGGATCCGGTCGACGATCAGCAGAAGGAAGAGAAGCCGTGAAGAAACCCGCACTCGACAAAGCGCCTGAACACGTTCGCTCATTCTCCGGCCGCGGCCTTGCCGCTGCGAAGGAAGGCGAGAAACGCGTCGACCGCAAGGGGGGCGAGTTTTCCGCCGGCATCATCCGGGGCGTCTCGGTCATCACTCGAGGGGAAGCCCTGGGCCATGATGCCTGGATCGACTCGACGTTCCTCGATTCGGTCGCCGGCGCCATGGCGGCCAAGAAAAGCGGCATCAAATCACGGTTCACGCATCCCGGCCTTTCGTCGGATGCGATGGGCTCCGCGCTCGGGTTCCTGAAGGATCCGCGGCGCGAAGGCGATCAGGTGTTCGCCGACCTGCATTTCACGGAAGCCTCTCACACGTCGCCGCGTGGCGACCTGGGCTCCTATGTGATGCAGCTCGCGGAAGAGACGCCGGAAGAGTTCGGATTGTCGATCGTGTTCGATGACGACCTCGAGGCGGAATCCGCTCACCTGAATGAGCATTCGGAAGAACTGACGGACACGGATCCCGACACGGGCCGCCGGCGGAAGCTGAAGCGGTTCAAGTCGCCGGATCCGGACAACGTCAAGAACCTGCAACACGTCCGGCTTTCCAGTCTGCGGGCCGGCGACGTCGTCGACACGCCGGCCGCCAACGCCGGCGGCATGTTCTCCGAAGATCGTCACGACGCGTTGATCATCGAAGCGGAACGGTCAATGGCGTACGCGCTGGGGCTCGAGGGGGCGACCGCTCCCGACGGCTCGGCATTTTCGATTCATCCTGAACGGCTGAAGCGATTCGCGGAGCGTTTCCTCGAGTCGCGGGGCCTGACCATCGTCAAGAAAGACGGGGCAAAAATGGCTGAGGGCAAGTCGCCTGCTGACGGTGGGGAACAGAACCCGCCGGCCGACGTCCGCGCGGAATTCGCGGCCAACCTGGACAAGTTCACGAAACAGTTCGGCGCGCAGCTCGGAAGCGAATACCTCGCCGCCGGCCTGACCTTCGAAGCCTCGCTCGTGAAGTTCGCCGCGCATCAAGGCGAGAAGATCGCCGCCGAAAAGAAGCGGGCCGACGACGCGGAAACCAAGCTGTCGGAAGTGAAGATCGGCGAATCGAAGCCGCTCCCCGCCGGCGACGGCGAGAAGGAAGCGCCGAAGTCGTTCTCGTCTCTGATCAAGGTTCCGACCGCGAAGAAGTAAGCCGACGCCTGGGAGGGCGTCGCGACTGAGTTTCCCCTGACCCGGGAACACGCTGCAAAGGATTGCAGGTCCAATGGCTGACAGTTTTTCCACCCTGACCGATCTCGCGAAGATCAACGATACGTCGATCCGCGACCTCGAGGGCCTTTCCGACATTCTGAACGATGCTCCCCTCTTCGCGGCCCTGGCCGCGGCCGGCTCGAGCAACGGGACGAATCACCAGTACACGAAACAGACCGGGGCTCCGGCCGTCGGTTTCCGCGCCGCGAATGCCGGCGTCGACATGCTCAAGGCGACCGATACGGTCGTTTCGATGGATCTGAAGATCCTCGACGCGTCGTTCATGGTCGATATGGCGATCGCCGACGCTTACGGCGGCGGTCCGGAAAAGTGGCTCGCCCGCGAGGGTAAGCGCTTCCTGAAAGCCGCGTTCGCCGCCGGCGAAGGCGCCGTCCTGAACGGCGTCTCGGGAACCTTTGACGGGCTCCTGCAGGCGATGAACGACATCAGCCCGAACCCGGGCAATATCTACAACGCCGCCGGCGCCGCCGCGAACGCCGAATCGTCGATCTATCTGATCCGGACGAACGACGACGGCGAGGACGTCACGTTGATCGGCAAGGGTGAAGGCGGCGGAATCAAAATCGCCCTGGGCGAACCCGTCGTGACGGCCCGCGTCGATGCCAGCGGAAAGACGTTCCCCGCGTACTACGTCCCCTGCCAAGCCTGGATGGGCCTGCAGGTCGGCGGCCTGTATTCGGTGGTGCGTATCTGCAACATCGCCGCGGCAACGACCGTCAACGACGCGCTCATCTACGAAGCGCTCGCGCTGTTCCCGGCCAGCCGGCAGCCGAACCTGATCGTGATGAACCGTCCGAACCTGAAGAAGCTGCGAGCCAGCCGAACCGCGACCAACGCGACCGGCGCTCCGGCTCCGCGGCCGACGGAAGTCGAAGGCATTCCGATCATCGTGACCGACACGCTCGGGATGACCGAAGCCGTCGTCGCGTAATCCGTGTCCTCCCCTGATCGCCGGCGGCCTCGGTCCAACCGGGTCGCCGCTGGCCGCCGGCGGTCGTTTTTGAGGGTGTGACGATGGATCGAAACAGAATGATCGCGGACCAGTTGAGGCGGGTCCGCAGAAAGTACGGCGAGAAGCTCGAGTATCGGCGAGGCGATTTGTTTGCCCTGCCGTGCGTCGGGGTGATCGGCGCGACGATGCAGAAGGTTCTGACCGAAGCGGGAATCGTGACGGTCGGCCGGATGCGGGATTTCCTGATTGGTGTCGAGGAGCTGGTTTTCGAGGGCGATCGCGTGATCCCGGAAGCGGGGGACCGGATTTGTCGCCTCGAGCTGGACGGCTCGCCGGTGTTTGAAGCGTTGCCCGATGGCGACGACGTCTTTCACTACAGCGATCCGCTCGAGACTCAATTCCGGATCCATACGAAAGGGATCGGGTCGGACTCGTGAGCGCCGAATTCGTCGAACTGCAGGCGGCAATCGTGGCGGATCTCGCCGGCCGGGTTGATTCGTTCAACTTGACCGGGTGGGTTCCGAAGCGGGCGTATTTGCCAAAGTTCGACCTCGGCACTCTCCGCAACCTGCAGGTGGTGACAACGCCGGCGTCTCGAGTGAAGTCGGACACGAACCGCGGGGTTCGCGGCCGGCGGCTCGAGGCTTACGTCGGCGTCCTCAAGAAACTCGACGCGACGTCTTCCGATCAGGTTTCGCCGCCGGCGAATCTGAGCGAGCTGGACGGACTGATCGAGTTCGTCGAACGCCTGGACGCCTTGTTTCAGCCTCCGAACCCGTCGGCGTCCGGTCCCTACAGGATCGGGGCGGACGGGAAATTCCGGTGCGTCGAGTCGGCGATTGTGCCGCTCTACGACCTGGAACATATGCAGACGCTTCGACAGTTCTCCAGCGTGAACAAGGTCACGTTTGAGGTGTTTTGATGGGTCGCGATCGCAACGAACGCGGCTCCGTCAGTGGGTTAAGAGTCAGCCGACGCGACGTCAAATTCGACGGCGTTCTCGTGCTGAACTACGCCCGATTTTTGGCGGACGACGCCAAGAAACGGGCGGCGAACTATGTCCGCGTGATTGCCCGACGCAGCTTGAAAAAGCCGCGCCGGAAGAGTCTCGCGGAAATGCCGCCAGTCGAGCGGCAAGCGTTCCTCGCCAAGCAACGGGCGGCGCGTCGGAAAGGGCTTCCCGCTCCGAAACGGCCGTTCGCAAACGCGAAGCCTGGAAAGCCTCCTTACAACGACAACGACATCATCCGTCGGCTTCTCGAGTTTGGTGAGACGCCGAACGGCGATTTTGTGATCGGTCCGCGGATCTTCAAACGCGGAACGGTCTCGCTCCTGGAACACGGGGGCAAGGCGAGACTGCCGGGCTACGGGGGGGAACCGGTGGAAATGGAGTTTCGGGGAAACCCGTTCATGCGTCCGGCACTGGAAGCCGCGGCGCCAAAGATCCCGGATCTCTTTAGATGATCGAAGGTGCAAGGATGCAGTACGGAATCGATTGCAAGCTCTACAAGAACAGCGCCAGCTATGAGACGCCCACTTGGGGTCTCCTGGACATCGTGTCCAACGTCAAACTCAATTGTGAGTATGGCGAAGGCGACTCGACGAACCGGGCCGGCGGGGGCGTGGAAACCGTCGAGCCGACGTTGAAGAAAATCTCGATCGAGTTCGACGTGAAGGCGGACAATGCGTCGACGCAGTTCACGGCTCTCCGAGACGCGTTCTGGGCCAAAACGGCGATGGAGATCGCTTGTCTGGATGGGCTCGTCGCGACCGTGGGCTCGAGCGGCATCCGCGGGTGGTTCAAGGTGATCACGTTCAACCGGGACGAATCCGACGACAACATCGTTGTCTACAACGTCACGCTCAAGCCGTGTCAGGCGGCCAACCCGCTGACAAAAATGGTCATTTCTGTGTAACGCGGGATCCGCGTTGCTGGTTCTCTGGTCTCGTTTTCAGGTCTCAAGGATGGGGAGGTTTTGAGTCATGGCTGCAAGGAAACCAAAGGTCGAAGTTCCCGCCGCTCCGGTCGATCCTCTTGTCGAGCGCGAGCAGCTCGCCGCGGCGACGGTCGAAAGCGTGCGCGAGGCGTGCGAATCCATGTCCGATACCTCGATGGTTCACCATCAGGTGAAGGGGCTCGCGGCGTTGTGTGATCTCGTCGAGAACGATCCCGCCGCGTCCGACGCGGTGAAAGACGTTCGCGGCGTGTGTGTGAATTCGGGCCGCGATGCGTTCCGGGGCGTCTATGTCGGAACGCTGAAGATTCTGCGCGAGGCTTACTTGCGTTTGTCGGCTCCGGCCGGCGAACCGACTCCGGTTGATTCGCCTGTCTGATCGTCCTGGCGTTTGATTGTGGAACCGGGCCGCGTTGCCACGACGGCCGCGCGGCCCGGTGCATTTGAAACACTCCGGCAGGGAGGCCGGTCCAAATGGCTCAATTCTCGGATAGTAAATCGGGCGTGTGGCTCGTCAGCGTGACGATGGGCACGGTGAAGCGGGTGAAAGATGAGACGGGCTTCAATGTCCTGGACCTCGTCGATCCGCGGTCGGATCTGGTGAAGCAACTCGCCCGGGATCCGGTCGATCTGTTTTTGATCCTGACGTCGGTTCTCCGTCCGCAGCTCGTCGAGCGCGGCATCAGCGACGACCAGTTCGCGGAGTTGCTGAACGAAGCGCAAATCGACGCGGCCTGCACTGCGTTGATGGAGGCGACCTTCGATTTTTTCCAACCGAAGAAGCGGGGCATTCTGAAGAATGCGCACGCGAAGGTGAACACGGCGTTCGATCGTGTTCGGAATCAGTCGATGGAGGAAGCGGAACGCGCTCTCGCGAGTCCGACGATCGATCTCGAACTCGAGGAAGCCTTTCGGAAAGGGCTTGGGCTCTCGGCTGGAAGTTCGCCGGCGTCATCGGCGTAGACCCGTCCCCGTTCAGTCTTCGGGAGTTGTTCCCGATGTGGGCCGGGAAACGTGACCACGATTGGAGCCAAACCGCGGAGCTGTGGGCCCTGCAGGCGAATTGCAACCGGGATCCGGCGAAACGATCGAAGGCGTACAGCGCCCGCGATCTCTGCCCCTGGCTCCCGGAACCTCCAAAGAAATCGCAACCGCTCGAGCGGATCACGCCGCGCGAAATCTCATTGATGCTGTTCGGAAAGTGACACGATGGCGGGCAACGCAAAAGCGATCGAAGCCGGACGGGCGTTTGTCCGTCTGTTCTCGGACGATACGGCGCTCCGTCGAGGTCTGAAGCTCGCGGGCGAGCGGCTCCGCTCCTGGTCGATGAACGCGCTGAAGGTCGCCGGCGGGGCGTTCACGCTTGGCGCCGGCATTCTGACGCCGATTCTGGCGGCCGTCGCCGCGTATGAATCGGCCGGCTCGAACCTCGCCGACGCGGCCGCGCGGACCGGGATCCCGGTCGAGACGCTTTCGGGCCTGCGCTTCGCTGCGGAACAGTCGGCGACGGATCTCGAGACGCTCGAAGCGGGCCTCGGCCGGATGACGAAAGTCGTCGAGAAGGCTACGCGGGGTTCGAAAGGCGCTGAGGCGGCGTTGAATGACGTCGGCCTCTCGGCTTCCGCGCTCGCCGGGCTCTCTCCCGATGAACAGTTCCGCACCATCGCCGAAGCGCTCTCACGGATTCAGGATCCGGGCGAGCGGGCCGCCAAGGCGATGGCGATCTTCGGGAAAGCCGGAACGAAGCTCCTGCCGTTGATGAACGGCGGGGCGGCCGGGATCCGGGATCTCGAGGAGGAAGCGAAACGGCTCGGCCTGACGATGTCGACAGAAGACGCCGCGGCGGCCGAAACGCTCGGCGACAGTATCGGCACGCTGAAAGCCTTGTTCGGGCAGATGGCGGTGGTGATCGGCTCGACGGTCGCTCCGTTGGTGCAGACGTTCACGACGCACGCGATCGAAGCCTCGAAAATCGTCCTGACGTGGATTCGGGACAATCGCGAGTTGATTCTGACGGCGGTGAAGATCGGGCTTGCGCTGATGACGGCGGCGGCGGCGATCGCTGCGGTCGCCGTTGCGGGGCTCGGTCTATCCGCCTTGTTCTCGGGTCTCTCGGTCATCATCGGGGCCGTGGGCAGCGTGTTCGCGTTCCTCGGATCGGCGGTCGCGTTTCTGGTGTCTCCGCTCGGGATTGTTGTCGCCCTGGTCTCCGGGCTGGCGGCCTATGCGTTGTCGGCCGGCGGGGCGATCGAATGGCTGCGGTCGACCTTCTCGACGCTGACGGCCGGCGCCATGGGTGCGTTCGCCGCGATCGGCAAAGCCATGTCGGCGGGCGACCTCGGCCTCGCGGCCCGCGTCCTCTGGACCTATCTCAAAAGCGAATGGCAACGCGGGATCAACACGCTGTATTCCGCCTGGGCCGGCGTCCGGAACTGGTTTGTCGGCCTTTGGTCCGACGCGGTGTTCGGCGTCGTCCGCGTCGCGTTCAAGGTGTGGGGCGCTCTGAAATACGGGTTCAGTGAAGCGGTACGGTTCATGGCCGACGCCTTCTCCGCGTTCAGCTCGGGATTGATGAAGGGCTGGCATAACACGGTGGGCTTTATCCGGAAGGCGTGGACGCGGCTCAAAGCCCTCTTTAACAGCGACATCAACGTCGACGCCGAAGTCGAGCGGATCAACAAAGAGACGACGAACAACAACCGGCGCGTCGACACGGATCGGGATTCGCGGATCTCCGCGAGGGATCAGGTCGCGCGGGAAAACCGGATCAAGTCGGAACAGGCCGAAAAGGCGTTCCTGGATTCGCTGCGCGAGCAACAGAACGTGGCGGACTCGTCGCGCGAGCAGAAATACGCCGATGACCTGCGGCGCTCACAGGAAGAGTTGAAGCGAGCGCAGGACGACTATTCGGCGACGCTCGGGGAAGTGAACGCGTTGCCTGAGACGGCGACGACGAAACCAGTCCCGACGCCGGCGGAAGTGCGCGTCGATCAGGCCGCGGCGGGGCTCTCGAACGCCGAATCGAAGTTCAGCAGCTCGGGGACGTTCGCGGCCGCCGGCGTCGCCGGCCTGCAGGTCGGATCTCTCGACAAGCGGATCGCGACGGCGACGGAAAAGACGGCGATTGCGACGAAGAAGATCGCCGACGAGATGGACGATCAGGGCTTCACTTTGGGCGGTGACTAATGGCGGTTCAAGTAATCCCCGCGTGGGAATCACCTTCGTTCGTCACGGGCGACACGCGATCCGTCGACGTCGTGTACCTCGTGTTCGGTTCCGAAGCGGATCCGATCACCGACATTGAGGCGAACGGGTATCTCCTCAGCGGCTCCGATGAGACTTACGACGGCCTCCCGAAGACGTCCGCCAAACTGAGCGAACGCCGCGGGGACTTCCTCTACGTCGGAACCGTCACCTATTCCGCGCCGGCGACGGAAGACGATTACGAATACGAGTTCGACACGACGGGCGGGACGACGAAGATCACGCAGTCGATCGCGACGGTCAATTCGTATGCGGCCTCGGGGACGGCTCCCAATTTTCAGGGGGCCATCGGCGTCACGAAAGACGGCGTCGAGGGGTGCGAAATCGTCGCGCCGGCCTACGCCTGGCAGGAAACCTACGAGTTCGACAATGCGCTCCTGACCGAATCGTATCGGAACGGTCTGGCGGCTCTGACGGGAACCGTCTGTTCCGGATCCTTCCGCGGCTATCCGGCCGGCGAGGTTCGATTCGATGGGGCGACCGGCCGACGGAAGAACAGCTCGAAAACGTCGGTCACGTTCAAGTTCACGCAGTCGCCGAATGCGTCGGGGCTGACGATCGGTTCGATCTCCAGCGTGGCAAAAAAGGGCTGGGAATATCTGTGGGTCTTGTATGAGGAATCGAGCGACGAAAACCGGCTCGTGAAACGGCCGGTCGCTGTCTACGTCGAGCAGGTTTATAAGTACGTTTCCTGGAGCGGGCTGACTCCGTGAGCAAGCTATCGAAGGCAATCCCCGGGCAGGTCGGCAAGGTCCGCGGCGATGCTTACAACGCGCTGATCGACACTCACAACCGGGTCGCGAACGGGACGCCGTCGGGCGTCTCGCCGGCGATGGGATTCACGTTCGATCCGTCGATCGTGCGGATGAAGAACACGACGGCGAGCGCGGTCGCCCGTTGGGGCGTCTTGTCCTGTAACGGGCCAGTGGTCCCGCCGGCGACGAGCGCCGCCTCGTTTCAGCAACAGGTTTGGTTGAACGGGGCCGCGCCGGCAAAGAACAAACGGGCGTTCGTGGCGCTCGAGCCGGTCGCCGCCGGCAAGCATGGTTTTTTCATGGCGCCGGGCTGCGTCGTCCCGGTGAAGATCGAGAAGGAAGAGGACATCACTTACAAGATCGCGCGGACTTCGACGCTGACGTCGAAGCTGGACGCGATCGAGGAATCGGACGTCGGGTCGGACGACCGGACCGTCGAAATCCTGTGGCACGAAACCGGGACCGGCGAGAAATGGGCCCTCGTGTTGATGCCTGGGAGGCAGTCGCCCGGACTCACAGTCCTCGGCCCCTGTGCGTCCTACACTCCGGCGGTCGAGCTGGACGATACCGACTTCGACGTCGTGTTCCCGGGCGGCTGCCTGGGGCCTTCGCGGTACGGCCTCAACTATCGAAACCTGATCACGGGAACGGCGACGTTCATTCCCCTCGAGCTGGAAGATCCGGAAGCTGAAACGCTCAAGTTCAGTTCCGACACGTTCTCCCATGCGTGCGTGGCCGGCTCGATTGATGTTTACGTCGATCTCGAAATCCCGTCTCTTGCCCGCGACGCGGTGAAACTGTTCGTCCGGAAAGACTCAGACGATTCGCTCCTCGCCAACTTCCGAAACTCGATTTTCTCGTGGTTCGCGATGCAGGCGGGCTATCTGCAGTTCGGTCCGGACGCGGGAACCTGCGCTTGTCCGACCTTCCCCTACGAAATCTGCCTTTCTGTTCCGACTCGGTGAGTGATGGCCGGCCCGGCGTTCCCGCTCAAACAGACCGTTCCGGCTTGTTCGGATCCCGCTCCCTCGGAAGCCGACGGAACGGAGCTCGATCGCGGAAACGTCGAAGTCAACGACGATTGTTGCCGGCGCTTCGCTCCGCGGCTGCAGGTGACAGTCAACGGGACGGCGCGGACGCTTTTCCTTGAGTCGGACGTGCCGACATGCTCCAAGACGGGGACGGGGGAAAAGATCTACTCGAGCGACTCCTATTCGCTCTGCGCAGGCGCGGCCGGCAAGCAATGGACGATCTCGTTTCCGTGCCCGACGTGCCCGTGTGGCGGGTTCCCGCCGGAAGGCGTTTGGGTCGGCGGGAACGTGTCGTTCAACGTGTCGGGTCCGATTTCCGGCCTGGCTGCCTCTACGGTCGACCTCGAAAACCAGTCGGTTTTTGAGGGGCTTTCGGCGCAGCTGTTCCGCGATTCGCTGTTGGCGATGGGCTTCACGGCCGATCAGTTTTCGGTGACTCCGGTTTGGTCTCCGACGCGGCGGTATCTCATCAACTTTGCGAACGCGACGGCTCCGTCGTCGCTGAGTCTGGACGAATCGACGCTGAACGACTCGGCGGCGTTTCGGACGTGTGACGCGTCGCTGACAGGGCCGGTCTCCGGCCGGGTGCGGGTCGATGCGTATTTGCGGGCGGCCTGGGCGAGCTGCTCGAGGGCCGGAATGGTCGTCGAGGTTCGGGCGGTGTCCGGCGACGCGGTCATCGCCGAATACGGGAACGATCACTACGCCGTGAAACACGGGATGCGGGCGAACCTCGCGAGGCGCTGGGCCCTGGGGGAATGCAGTCATCCCTGCGCGGGGCTGCAGACGCCGGCCCAAATCCGCGCGCAGCATGAACCGGCGTTGTGCGTTCAGGCTGTTCTCGCGCAAACGAAGTGCCTCGCCGGCCTGCAGGATCTCGACGTTCTCGCGACGTTCTCGAGCGACGGCGCCGGCCTGGGGACGATCGCCGACGGGTTCGTCGGTCACAATCAGCAGTCGACGGCGTCGTTCCTGGCTCCGGGCAGTTCTTCCGGAAGCGTGACGGCGCTCGGCGGTTCGGTGTCCGTCGACATTGTCGGTTGGGCCCGGCGATCCGGCGGCTCGTGGGTCGCGGCTCGGCTCGTGGCGACGTTCACGGCCGGCAATGGTCAACCGCATTGCCTGATTCGGGCGTGTGGCTGGCGGTTCAATTCGACGACGGGGAAGTTTGAATCGTCGACTCAGGCGAACGGATCGGCGACTCAGAACGCCCCGCCGGCGGCCGGGCTTTCATGGCCGGCCTTTCCCGGGAATCCGCAGAGCGTGAACGCGCTTCGATTCGTCGAGAACGCGGCCAATGTTTATTGGACGATCACCGGGGGGAGCTGCACGCTGGCGGATCCTGTGACGGGGCTCGCGATTCCGGCGCTGACGATCACCGGAAAGACGTTCGGGGCCGCGACGGTGAATCATGGGACCGTTCTTCTCTCCGGCCGGTACGGGTGGGAAGCCGACGCGCTCCCTTCGATCTGTGACGGCGTGTCTTGGCTCAAATCCGATGAGACGTTCGCCCTCGATTTCTTCGTGTCCGGCTTCCTGTATGAGTTCCGGAGCAATGTGACCGCGACCGGGTGGGCTCCTGGCTCGTGGAACGTGACCGACTTCCTTCCCGGCTCGTTGGAGACAAGCAACGGAACCGGAAACTCCTATGAGGCGAGTTGATGGCCGATCATCCCGATAGCGCTCATTTTCCGGCTTGCCCGTTCGCCGGCCGATTGCGGGCCTCGTGTGGCGATCGCTTTTGCCGGGATCCGGAGAAGCCGAAACAGGTCGTTCGCCTGGCTGATTGCCTGGCGTGTCCGCTGGCCGGATCCGTCTCGCCGGCGCCGCCCCGGCGTCCTCGAGTCGGCGACGTGTTCGCGGAGCTGCTCGCCGCGAAGTATGGGGCGGCCGTCACGTCGAAATGCGATTGCGGCGACAAGATCGCGCAAATGAACAATTGGGGCCCGGCCGGCTGCCGTGAGAACCTCGAGACAATCGTCGGCTGGATCATCGAGAGCGCGGCGATCGCGGATTCAGAAGCCGCGGAAGATCCCGAAACGAAGGGCGGCGGGGCTGGCCGTGCGTTGCGGGCGATCGCTCCGGACGCTGCGAAGCGGTGGAAGCTGCGTCCCTTGGTCGGGAAGGCAATCCGGATCGTGGAAGAATGGAACCCGGAAGCGATCAGCGCGGCGTGACCGGCTTTCCCTCGAGGGCGGCGTCGAACGGCGAGTCGGCCGGCCGGTCGGGGTTGTAGTTCGTGTGAACCGGGATCCATTCGAAGCGGTTCCCGATGGTTCCGGCGGTCCAACGTCCATGGCCGTTGTTGACCGCGTCACGCTGAAACGTGGCGGTCGCGTTGTCCCATCCTTTCCGGTAGCTCGTGGTGGCGACGCGGTCGAATCGGGCGGTTCCGCCGACGGCGAGTCCGGCGGCGATCAGGACAACGGAGAGAACGAATCGCTTCATGGTGGGTCTTTCAAAGAGGGTCGCTTCGCGAACGCGATCCGGTCTCGAGAAGTTCAGGAAATCGGTTCGTATTTGACGATGGAAAATTCAGGGCAACGGCAGTGCGGGCATGGGTGGACGATCGGTTTCGTCCTGGTCCGCCGGCATCGGTTGCACTCGATTTCGGCGACCGTGTAGGCGGGGTCGTCGAGTTTCGAGACGGGCTTTTTCGGCTTCGGTTTCATGAGTGGGTAACGGTTGATTCCCCTGCGGTTCAGCGACGATTCCCGCCTGTTGGATCGCCGCCATAGTCGAGCGCGTCGACATAGTCGTCGTCGAAGTCATCGTCATTGACCTCAACTTCGACCTCTTCTCCGACGCCGGCGCTGTAGACGTAGGTCATTTCCGCCTCGACGGTGAAACGCTGGGTTGAGTACCCGAGCGGATCGACGACGAACACGATGCGGCTCTGAACGAAGTCGCCTTCAGCGTTCGCATCGCTGGCGTACCTCTCTGCCGCCTCTTCGTGGTCCGTCGCCCGGATGGTTACGGCGTCGTCGCGGCCTCGGCCGCAGTCGTCCCAACAGATGTACTCCAGCGGCATGGTGGTTCCTCCGGTGTGTAAGTAATGAGTGATTCCCCTGCGGTCAGACGGCTTCGACGGACTTCAGCGTGAAGCCACGGACCGGCAGCAGGTTCTCGCGCTGCGCTTCGTCCCAATGGCGGCGGACTTCGGCTTCGTCTTTCGCCTCGACCGTCCAGTGACGGGTTCCGTAGGGCATGTTCGGCAGGTTTGGGTGGAAGATCCGGTCGAGAGGAACCGGGTTCTCAGCGGTGACTTTGAACTGCGGCATGGTTCGCCTCATGGTTGATGGGGTAATTGCGTGTTCCCCGGCCGCTCACGGTGCGTCCGGCCATACGTCGCGCTTGTGGCGCAACAGCATCTGGATCATCCGATCGACGGCCGCCGGCGATTTGAGACGCATGACGATGTCGTGTTGATGGCTGGCGGGACGGATCGAAATGGCGACGGCCGTTGCCGGGCCCGTCCCGTCGGGCGTTGGACACCAGCTTCCGACCGTGAATGACTCGATATCGGGGCCATAGAGCGGAGTGCCGCCCCTCGTTGACGGTGGCAGCCTCTTGCGATTCTGACTCACGATTCGTGCGTCCTTTCGAGGGCCTTCAGGGCTTTCCGCAGCAGGTCGACGCACTCTCCATGGTCGCCGCGGAACACGAGGTAATTCAGCGGGGACGGCGTATCGCCGCCGCCGATACTGATTCGCAAAATGCCGTGTTCGTCCGGTGGAAGCTGGCGGACGTAGACGCCGTTCCATTTCCACTGGTCGAGGATCTGCTCGTCTGGCTTCCCTGCGGTGATTTGAGACTCTCCGGCCGCCTGCATCTTCTCGGCCTTGTCCTCAAGCGACTTGATCCAAGGGCGGTACGCGTCTCGGTCTCTGTGGGTCTGCATAGTCTTCCTCCTGATGGTTGGGTAATGGTTCGTTCCCCGCCGATCATGGTTTGATCAGCGGTTCGAGGTTGCTTTCGTCGGTGTGAAGGATCCCGGCGACGGAATCGACCGGGAATTCGGCAACGCGTTTCCCGTTCTTGTCGTTCACGTTGAGCCAGACGGGCGAGCCGTTCGGGTGGTCAATGCGTTCGAAGGTCGCGGCTTCACTCAGGACGGCGACGGCGCCGCATTTCAGGACTATCTGCATCGGTTCGGGTCTCCCTCGAGGGCCGCCAGCAATCGCCGCCGCAACACGCGGCCGATTCCATGCCGGCGAAAGCGTTTGAGCTCCAACGGCTCCAAGGTCCGCCGGGCGAGCGCCTCGAGGGCGTCCGCCGGCATTGCGTCCAGTTCTCTCCCGAAACTTCGCTCCAGACGCTCCAGCTCCGCGGCTGACGCGTTCCGGGCCTTCTCCGCGTCCTCGGCCTCGGCCGCTCTCCTGGCGGCCTCCTGTGCGTTCTGTGCGGCGATTTGGGCCGACACGGACCGGGCGGGCCATCCACGATCGACCGGAAGGTCCGGCCGTGCGTTCTGAAGCCTTCGGACCAGCGCCCCGGGGCCCCATCCGTTCGGCGGGCCCTGGGTGCGGAAATAATCGATCAGCTCGAGGATGGTCCCTTCGCTGATCGTGGCTCGAGCCGCGGCAAGGGCTGCCGTCGGCCATTCAATCCCGATCGAAACAAGAACCGCCGCCGCCTCGTCGGATTTGGGCCCGGCGGGTTTGGGGGTAGGGGGTGGCGGTTCTTTTTGCGCTTCTTGAAGAGGACAGGTTTCCACTCGTGGCGGGTGGGGTCTGCTCTCGTGGCGGCTGGCAACCGCCATGGTGGCGGGTGGGGTCTCCCTCTTTGGCGGCTGTGGATCCGCGAAATCGGAAAGGCTTTCGAGATTGCTCCAGACGATCCAGCGGTGAAAAACCCGCCTGGGCCGCCGGCGCCCGTCGGAATCGAGTTCCTCTTCCTCCTCAACGATCGCGAGAACGTCGCGCAGGACGGCGATCGCCCGTTCGGCGACGCGCTCGCTGCAGCTTGCTCTCTGAGCGATGAGGGCGATTGAAGCGAAACAGGTTCCGCCCTGGCGGGCGAAACCGTCGATCACGCGGAGAACGCCTTTCAGGACGACACCGGAAACCGACGAGCCGCGTTCGGCCCGGTAGGACCGGGCGAAAACGGCGTCGTCGATCAAACGGAGCTGCGTCCCCCGCGTGAAATTGAGGGTCTGTTGTCGAGCATCCATGCGAAGCTCGCGTCATGCGGCCGGCGTGGGTGTGACCGGCAACGTCGGTCGCGGTTCCCTGGGCTCCTTCTTCGTGGCCTCGGGTCTCTCGATGGCGAAAGACGGCGGGGCGGCAATCCCAAGCCTCGCCGCGCTCTTACCCACCCTGATCATGTCGATATTGATGATGGTCCCGGCGGGGATCGCCTCTTTCGCAATGATCTGGGTTCGCTCGCCCTTCTCACGTTTCAAAACAAGCATCTTGCATGACCTCCATGGAACACGCCGCCGGCGGCTCGGCCGCGGCAACGTGGGAGTTTCAGAGCGCTCCGCGCCCGTCAAGGTTCCTTCCTCAGACTCACGGCGTTCCGAAAAATATCGGAATGCCGGTCACGTTCTTGGCGAGCAGCTCGGCCAGCGAATCGAGGGATCCCTCGATTGCTTTGTCCAGGTCGTTCCGCGACGGGATCAGGGTGAACGTCACCCGCTGCGGATCGATCTCGAGCGCGGTCCGGACGGGGAACGTCTGGATCAGCGCCCGATCGTTGATGGGCCGAATATCGAGAGTCAGTTGCTCGGGAATCTTGGTGATGTCAGACGTGATCTGACTGTCGACCTCAGTCCCGATCGACTCGCGGCCTCGCTGCATTTCGACGCGCGTGTCCGATGAGGACGTCGCGCGAAGGGATGACAGCGCTTCGATCAGCCGGTCGCGAACGTCCATGGCGAGACAATCGCGAAGCGTTGTCCGTAGGACGCGGACGAACCGTTTCGGATCGAACGCCTTGTCATCGTCCGCCAGTCCGGTCAGGAACGAAAACTCGCGGGTCGGCCGAAACGCGACTTTCGCGCGATGTCGACGGGAGTCGTCCTTTCCGTCGTCGAGGACGATCTCGACGCCGTTCCCGTTGAACCACACGGACGGATTAAAACCTCCGTCGGTGGATGACTTCAGGAACGTCGCGAGCTGGTCGACACTCAGCAGCGACGGGCTCAAGGTCGGGGACGGCAGGATAATTTCCTCCCGCTCTCCCTCTGCGGAAACAAGCCATCGTTTCCGCGGCTCGCCGGGGATCTCCAGTAGATGAACCTTGTTGTTGGCTCCGGCGGCCATGACAGCAAGGTTTTTGATCTTGTCGATCGCTTCTGCCAGGAAGCTCATAGTTCGTCGTCATCCTCTCTTTCTTCCTCGCCGCCGAACGGCAGCGGGGCCTGATCAAGTTTGTCCGGAAAGTCCGAGTTGAACTTGAAGCCGGCTTTGCCGACTCGCATTTCGTATTTCCGGCTCTTGTAGGTGGGGACCGATGATTTGCACTCGATGCGGACGTCGGCCCGCTCGAGGATCTGCTCGTCGTCATCCGGCGCGGGCGTGATCGTGAATTCGAGTTTCACTTTCCGCGCCCCCTTCTCGAACGGCCGGGCAACGCAGTCCGCCGCCGATCGTTCAAGATGGAACTTCAACAGGTTGTTCAACTTTCCTTTGTCGAGGTTCGCCAGATTGCTGAAGTCCAAAAGCACTTCGTTCGTGGGCATCCTCCTTCGTCCTCCTGGTCCGGCGGTGACTCCAGTCGTCCGCCGGCGTTCTGAATGCCGCGGCTCTCAGCCGTGGCGGGAATACGCGGCCTTCTCATTTGAGAACGGCGCGTAGTTTTGCCGGTGTTCGGGTTCGATGTACGGGACGCCGATCGCTTCGAAATACGATCGTTCCGTCGGCGTGGGGATCGGCTCGCCGTTCTTCCAAAGCTGGCCGCCGGCGACCTTGAATCCCCTGGGCATTTTTCCGCCCTGGTCGACCGTCGACGCCATTTCCCGGGAAAAGTCTTCGGGGCCGGTTCGAATCAAAAGCATCAACCCGGGCGACGCCGGCGGCATGACGATAAACAGGTCGATCGGCAGGCCGTTCATCACGAACCGCTTATAGCGCGGTCCGTTGCGGCGGGTTTGCTGGTCATACTTGAACTTGTCGCCGACGATCGCTTTCAACCTGGGCTCGAGGAGCGATCGTTGCTCACCGTTGTCGAATAAGGCGTCGGCCGGCGCGAGTTTCGGAATGCAAACGATCTCCGCGTCGCTCACGGTCGGCTTTCGCCGGCGGATCGATCCGGCGATCCGGACGGATTCGCAGGCGTCCGCGATGTGCGCGGCGAACCGGACGGCGATCGATTCGGCGTCGTACAGGTTCATGGGTAAAAACTCGCGGTGGTCAGGGTTTCGGTTCGCCATGGGAACTGGCGCCGGTATTCGCGGTCGGCCCGATCGACGGCGGTTTCGAGGGTCTCCGCGGTCGCTTCCTCAATCTGCTCGAGCAGCTCCGCGACGGCGTCGGCGGCTTGCTCCAGGTCGCCGCCGGCAGTCCAAAGCTCGCGGACAAAGCTCGCGACGTGGTTTTTCGTGTAATCCTTCGACGGCTCGAGGTTCGACAGGATCTCAGCAAGCTCGGCCAGCAGGCGCGGAACCTCGTCGATCACCAATTTCCGAACGGCGTTCCGGCGGAACCGGCGAGCCATCAGATCGATAGGGCAGCCGTGGGCCATCAGTTCAGGTCCGCCGGGTTCGCCATCGCATTGCGGATGGAGTTGGGGCCTTCGTCTCGGATAGTCACGATCACGGCTTTCACGAGCTTCCCGGTCATCCGGTGGATCTCTTGATCGTTCTTCGGCTTCCATCCGGACCCGGCGAGCATCGAAACGATCCCTTGTTCGAGGCAGGCCAGTGCGAACGCGGCCGGGTCATAGCTTGCGCCGCGGCTTCGAAGGATTCTCACCCCGGTATCGAGTGCGCAGTTGACGCTGGCGAGCCAGTAGTCGCGCTGCGCATCGAAACGGTTCTTTTCGTCCTCAGTTGGCATGGCTCAACTCTCCCTCTCGAGGCGGATCGGATGGGTTCGCAGGCTGTCCTCGAGCTGATCCATTTCGGCCCGGGAGAAACCGCTTTTGAAGTAGATCGCCGGCGTCTGCGCAACCTCGATTTCGTGGGGCTCGAGCGTGTATCGCCGTCCGGCCGGTGTGAGGATCTCCGCAATCGCTCCGAACAAGCTGACCGCCAGAATGAAACAGGCGGTCGCCGTGTGCGGGTGGCCGGCGAGAATGAAGTCGAAAGCGGTCGACGCGGCCCATCCGGCGCTAAGGCCAAACAGGGCAATGCGGACGGCTTGGAAACGACCGATGTAGGGAACGACTTTCATCGGTGGGCCCTCATCAAACGAAAACGGCCGGCGGCGCCGTGGAACATCCACGACAGAAACCGCCGGCCGACATCACGATTGCCTCAGCGTTCAATCGGGCATCTGATCGGCCATCGGAAACGAATCGATCAGCGCGCAGACCGTTCTGGCGGTCGCCTTGTAGTGCTGCGCGTTCACGTCCCGGGCGGCGTGCCCTAAGACGTAGCGACCGACGTCGGAATTCGAACCCGGCAATGCGTCCCATTCGACGTTTGCCGTCTTTCGAAGCTCTTGAAACGTGTAGGGCTGACGAATCCCGGCCGCGGCCTGGATCGCATAAAATTCGCGATACCAGTCCCGTTGACAGGTCGCGAACGGCAAGAGCTGATCCTTTCCGTTCGGAACCTTTCGGCCTTCTATCTGCTTTAGGTGGAAGTGCAGACCTTTCGTCAGCGGAAGCGCGATCGGGTCCGTTTTGAACCCCTCCGTTTTCTCCGGAACGAACGTCAGCCATCCCCATTGGTGGCTGATCTTCAGCTCTCCGAGCGGACATTCCGGCTCGAACGTCACACACTCCCGCGGCATCAAGAGCCAGTCGTTCCGACGCGGACCGTAGGTCAATCCCATCAGAAGCGCCGTTCGCCATGTGAGCGGCGGCGGCGTGCGGGTATGCCTGGGCCGTTTCGCGACGCGGCACTCGCGGTAGATCCGTTCGATCACCTCGAGCGGTACGACTCGCTTCCGCGGCTTCGAATCGTTCTCCGGCCTGCGTTCGGCCGAAACCCATTCGTCGATGATCTGACGTCCGCGCTTGTTGTGCGGTCCCTTCGGTCCGCAGCGTTTCAAGATCGCCTCGACGTAGATCGCGTTTTTGTTGACCGTTCGCCCGCGCTTTCCTGAAGCGGCGAGCCAGTCGGCGAAGTCCTCGAGCTGCTCGTCGGTGATCTGCGCGATCTGCCCGGGATTGTTCGACCGGGAAAGCCATCGCTCCCAGTGTTTCAACATCCCGCGATACTCGGCGATCGTCGACTTTTTGCAGCGTTGTCTTTCCTGATCCCGCTTCAGGACATTCTCGTAAGCCTCTCGAAGCGTCCATCGCCGCTGCTGTTCGCGGCTTGTGCGTGGCGCTTCGGAATACCCTTCGGCTGTGACCAGCCGGAACGGCGTCGCAATCATCTAGGTCGGCCTTTCGAATCTCCCGCGGCGAGTGTTTCCCGCTCCTCTCTCGCCTCGGCCCGTCGCGAAAACCGTCCATGCAAGTAAGCCTCCTGGCTCTTAATACTTTCCCCACGATTGGGGACGCGGCTCCCGTATCCGAGACGGGTTTTCTGAGCCGACAAAAACAACTCTGCGTAAGTGACTCTTGTTCCGACTCGTGAAGGGCGTGGGATCGTGCGGACGCGATCGAAGCAAGCGGGCGGGCAACCGCTTTCGCCTCGTCTCGCAATCCGCATCGATCCCGCGCTCCCTCGAGGGAAACCCCTCATCCGTGAAAACGACCTGCTACCGGGCGTTGCATCGATCAACGGACGAACGGGGGCATCGGCAGAGCGCCGCGGTACTGGCGGCCTCGAGGGTGAGGGTCGCGGGGCAGTCGACTAGGGCAATGCCGACACGTCGCTCCGCGCTTCACTCTGCCGATCAGCGTTTCGGCAGGCATCCCGTGGGATTCGGGACGGCTTGAGAGAACGCCGGCCGGTCGTCAACGCGACAACCGACGGGCGTGAGAATACAACGATCGTTGGGTCGGTCAAGCGATCGTTGGAAAATTTTTAGCCGGCGAGGGCGGTCGCCTTCCGACGAACAACAGTCAGTTTCGGCTCGAGCTGCAGGGCCGCAAAGAATCGCTCCATGACGTCGGGCCCGGCGTCGCGGCGGCCGTTCAGGTACTCAGTGACGTATTGCGGCGACTTCTCCATCGCTCGCGCCAGCTCGGTCCGCGTCATGTGCCGCGCCTTCAGCTCGCGGTTGACGATTTCGAGAAACTGCTTCTGAAGAATCAATTTCATTCCTCCACAATACACGCGGCTGCGCGGGATTTCGAGAACAGCCACAGCGACACGACAACAAGGAAGGCGGACAGGCCGGCGGCGACCATCCAGTCGCGACTAGCGGGATCGCTCGAGCGAGCGATCAGGGCTCCGATTCCGAAGAACGCGGCCGGCAACAGGAACAGCCACGCGAGAACGCGGGCAATGGTCTGCATGAATCCGCCGGCAGCTCGAGGGCTGCGGGTGTTGACGGCTGTCAACGGCTGGCGGTCATCCTGGGCGGCCCTGCTCTTTCGCCGGCGGCCGTAGACCTTCGTGTTGAATCCGGCGCCCGGGACGCCGACGGACAGTGATCCCGTGGTCCGTCCGATATTGATCCGGACGCCTGGCGCGATCTTGATCCGCTTCCTGAGAAAGAACCCCAT